AGCAAAGGAGAGTAAACGTGGCCGCTGAATTTGGCATGGAAGTCGTTGGTCTCAAAGAGGCTCTTAAAGAATTGAATGACATTGACAAGAAGCTTCGCAGGCAGGTCACCAAGGACTTCAAGGAAATCGTGCAACCTGTGATCCAGGAGGCGTATGGTCGTATGCCTGTTGACCCTCCGTTGTCGGGTATGAAGTATTCGTGGAAGGGCAAGTCAGGCAAAGAAATTATGCACTGGCAGTCGATGATGGTTCGTAAGAATCTCAAAGCGTTTACATCAGGTAAGAAGATCCGTGATACCGGGCTCGGGTTTAAACAGAATGTGGGCGTGTTTGGTATTCGTTGGGGTGGCACTCAGGCAACCATTTTTGACATGGCTCGCAAAGGTGATCTAGGTCAGCAGTTAGACCGCCGTTTCGGTCAGCCGTCTCGAGTTCTTTACCGTGCCTACGAGGTTAAGCAAGCCGAAGTTGAAGGTCAGTTGAAAGACTTGGTCTCGAGAGTTATGCGTCAAGTTGGACGCGGTGGGAACATTTAGCCATGTCTGTTGTACTTAACATTTTTAGCGAGTTTGACTCTTCGGGTGTCGAGAAGGCAAAGAAAGAGTTTGCCCAGCTTGACGGCGTTGCAGCCAAAACTAAGTTTGCGTTTAAGAAGGCTTTGATTCCTGCGACTGCTGCGGTGGCTGGTTTGGGTGCTGTTTTGTTTGACGCAACTAAGGGCGCTATGGAGGACGCTGCTTCGCAGGAAATCCTTACTAAGTCTCTTAAGAACAACACTGCCGCTACTGATGCACAGATTGCAGCCAATGAGGATTGGATTAGTACTCAGGGCAAGTTGCTTGGTGTTACCGATGATGATTTGCGTCCAGCCCTAGCCAAACTTGCTCGGCAGACGGGCTCACTTGAAAAGGCTCAGCAGGGCGCTTCCCTTGCCATGGACATAGCCGCAGCGACAGGCAAGCCTCTCTCCGCGGTCACGGATGCGTTAGCGCGTGGGTACGCAGGTAATACGACAGCGCTAGCAAAGCTTGACCCGAAACTTCGTGATCTGGTTAAGGGCGGTCTTGACGCTGAGGGCGCTATGTCGGTTCTTGCGGATACGTTCGGCGGTTCTGCAACGACCAAGGCAAACACCGCTGAGGGACAGTTCCAACGCTTGTCGGTTTCGCTCGCTGAAACCAAGGAGACAATCGGCGCTGCTTTGTTGCCAATTATCGAAAAGGTTTTGCCGTTCCTTGCTCAGCTGGGCGACTGGGCTTCTAATAACACAACAGCCTTCCTAGTTATCGCTGGTGTAATCGGCGGTATTGCAGCTGCCATCGTTCTTGTAAACGCCGCTATGGCTATTTGGACAACGGTTACAACCGTCTTCACTGGCGTAATGGCTGCTTTTAACGCGGTCATGGCTATGAACCCAATCGTGCTAATCGTGATCGGTATCGGGTTGCTAATTGCTGCACTGGTCATCGCCTACAAGAAGTTTGAAGGCTTCCGCAAAGTTGTTGACACCGTCTTCAAGTTTATTGCTGGCGCGGTCAGTGGCTCACTCGATCTAATCAAGGGTTACTTTTCAACCGTCCTTGGTTTCTATAAAACCATTTTCAACGGCATTGCTTCATTGTGGAATAACACTGTCGGCAAATTGTCTTTCAAGGTTCCTGGCTGGGTGCCGGGTCTTGGCGGTAAGGGTTTCGATGTCCCGAACATTCCGATGCTCGCTGCAGGTGGCATTGTTACGAGTCCTACGCTGGCGATGATTGGCGAGGCTGGCCCTGAGGCTGTTGTGCCTTTGAACCGTGCTGGCGAGTTCGGCATGGGTGGCGGTAACAACGTCACTATCAATGTAAACGGCGGAGACCCGAACGCTGTTGTAAACGCGCTTCGTACTTACATGCGCCAAAACGGTTCCGTACCTATTCGAGTAAGCAACATTTACTGATGACCATTCAGAACTATCGCGTTTACTACGGGACTGTCCCGAATACCTTTATTGGTTATTTGGACAATGTGCAAAACATCCAAATCACTGTCGGACGACAAAAGCAACTCGACCAAATCAAGGCAAGCACGGCAAACATTTCTTTGCGGTACCCAACAGGTTTTGCAACCCCCATCGCTGAACTTGTGACTGGTACTTACATTGCTGTTTACAACATCACAAACGATCTGTATTCCAATTACCCGGTGTGGTTTGGTCGTATCACCGATGTTGTGGCTTCGTATGGAATCCCATATCAAAGCGGAGTAGGCCCTGCTGATTATCTAGAAATCAGTTGTGAAGGCAATTTTGCAGCGTTAGGGCGCATGGAAGGCAACGGCTATTCGATGGCTGCTGGCGACGTTTCTACGCAAATTGCTACTGCTAGCACTCAAACAGGCATCACCATTAATGCTCAGCCTGCAAGCATTACAACCCCTGTCGCTGCAACTACGGTCTCGACAACTTGGGCTGACTGGATTGCTCGGGTTTGTCAAAGCACAAACAGCCGATTATGGGATGGCGGTACAGCTGCTGAATCAACTGTTGTCAGCCCGTTCATTGGTTACACGGCTCAGGTATTTTTTGGTGACACAAACGCCCCATATGAACAGAACTACAGCCAAATAAATTTCGATAGTTATTCGGACAATTACTACACGCAAGTAACCGTTGACCCCGAAAGTTACAGTCCATCGACCGTAACAAAGGCTGGAGCAGCAGCCCCGTATCGCACCTATCAGACCAACACTTTGAACGCCAGCACCGCACAGGCAACGGACTACGCCAACTATCTTTTGGCTAACTATTCAGATCCGAAACTTGGTATTAGTTCGGTGACTTGTATTGCTGAGGCTCAAACTAGTTTCCGTCTTGATAGGGCTGGTTACAACAATAGTTTGGGTTCTGCACCGGGTTGTCGAACGACTGTTCAGTTCCGTGGCGTTGTTTATTATTGCGTCATTGAGGGTGTCACTATGTCGGCTTCCCCTGCGGGTGCGACGTTTACTTTTTATTTGTCTGCTGAGGACTTGAATGCGTATCTCATTTTGAATGACAATTTCTTTGGCAAACTTGATGAGAACAGATTGGCTTATTAGGAGGCTTTTATGACTTATCCATCTTTTACCGCTGGCGAGGTTTTACGCGCTGCGGATATGAACGCTGTCGGCTTGTGGCACATCACAACTGTTAGCCCAACCGCGGCAAACGTTGTTGCCGTAAACAACTGCTTTAGCAGTGACTACACGAACTACCGCATTTTGATTAGTCCTCTTGGTGTTTCAACGCAAAGCGACATTCGTTTGAAGCTGCGTATAAATACGACCCCGTCAAGCACCGAGTATTACATGACCAACATTTTTTGCTCGGGTGGCTCAATCTCAAGTACTTCCGAAAATAATCAAACATCGTGGAGAGCAATGTTTACTGGCAGCGGATTCAGCAATTATGGCGCTTTGACTTTTGATCTTTTTTCGCCAAACGTCGCTACTCAAACTCGATACATCATGCAGTCAAGTGGTTGGGACGGTACAAGCGTCATTAACCGTTCCGCTACTGGGTTCCATTTCGTGGGCAGCGCTTACAACGGTTTTGAACTTTCAGCTTCCACTGGCGGTTCGAACATCACTTCCACAATTTCTGTTTACGGATACAACAAGGGGTCATGATGGAGCCATACACAATTACTGAATATGACGCTGTTACAGGCGTTGAATCACACCGCGAAATGACACCTGAGGAGGTCGCAGAATATGAGGCGTATCTTGCCACTCTTCCTTCTGACGCTTAGCCTCACCGCCTGCGCTGATCGTGTCCGCGAAAACTGCGAAACCACAAAAGCCACCGGCCTACTAGAAAGACGATGCCAATGAACCCCGAAAAACGACTATCCAACGAAGAAATCAAAGCCCGACTAATCCTCATCGTAGGAGTCGCACTCTCGTTCTCATTCGTAGCTGCAATCGTCTCGCTGATCTACGGCTTGCTGTTTGTGGTGCAACCTCTCGAGCAGGCACCCAATGACGCAGAAGCATGGGCAGTCCTCTCACCAATGCTGATGACCCTCGCCGGTGGCCTAATCGGACTACTCGCAGGCAACGGCCTAAAAGACAAGCCGAAAGACCCACCAACCACACCTCCAGTGCCATGATTAGCGCAACCGTCACAGTCGCCACCACGCCAACCCTGCTTGTAGCAGCTGCAACAGGCACACGCACGATCTACCTCCACGTCGAAGGCAACACCATCGTCTATTTAGGCGGTGCAACAGTTACAACCGCTGCAGGTACAGCCGTAGAAAAACACACCAGCCCCATCGACATCACCCTTCGAGATGGCGACACCCTGTACGGCATCGTCACAACTGGCACCGCCGATGTAAGAATTCTGAGGGACAACTAATGCCTCGCAAATACCCGTTCTACCCATCATGGGACGGTGGAGCTGCTTCACCCGTCACCAAGAAGTTCTACGACCTCTGTAAACGCCGTTGGGCATTCACAAACCTTGGGATGTATGTCGTACGCCCGATGCGTGGCTCCAAGAACCTCAGCACGCATGCCACTGGATTCAGTGTCGATATGGGCTATCCCAAGACCCGTGCAGGCCGTGCCACCGCCCGTGAAGCATGGGACTGGCTTATCGAGCACAGCGAAGAGCTGCGTATCTGCGAAATCCACGACTACTCGTATCTGAACCCTAAGCAGGATCCGAAAGACAAAACCGCTTGGGGACGTGGCTACCGCTGTTCCCGAGGCGAAGGTGTCAAAGGCGTAAAGGTGTTTACAGCAACCGACAACGCAGGCACACCCGGCGGTGCATGGCTACATGTCGAGGTGTCCAACGATTGGGAATCCCCTGAGGCTTTTGAGGCTGCATGGCGCGCCCTACCTAAGCCTGTAAAGACTCCCTAGCGGCTTGGTCTCTGCTAGGGGCTAGGAGGGTTGGGTGTGTTGTTTCTCCCCCACTCCAGCCCTCCGACTTCTCGGTGCTTGACTTGTGTAAACACAGCAGGCATAATGTTTACACGGGCTACCAAGAGCCCTTAAACAAAGGAGACAAGATGCCAGAGATGGACACCTTCCATGCCACAGTCCTCGAGGGATACTGGTGGGGCTTAAACGCCCACGAAATTGCTGAACAACTCGGTGATGATCCAATGCTTATTGCGAACATCATGGACACTTTTAGAGACTTGGGGTACTAATGATGTGGGAAGACATGCCATTGTTCCGCAGTACAGACCCCATCACCTCAGCCTTAGGCGCTAGCGATGTGAAACCACGGAGACAAACTCAAGCGATGCAACTTCTCGCAGAGTACGCCCACCGGGACGGCCTGACCGATGAGGAGGCTGGACTGTTCTCAGGGCTTCTAAGCCGTCCTAAGTGTTGCTATTGGAAACGGTGCAGCGAACTACGG